TCCGGCGGTACCGTCGTGCGGCCGAGGGACATTTTTAAGAGCGTATAGGCGGGAGTGAGGTCGGGCATGGCAGGCTCCTTTCAGATGACGGTGCCCCTCCGGGAAGAGCCCCCGAAGGGGCTCCCCGATAAGGAGGAAGAAATGAAAAATGAGGAAAAGCTTATTTCGCGGCCACAGTGCCGAAGGACAGCAGCTTGCCGTCGGCGTCGAGCTCGATCACGGTGATCGTGGCGCCGGTGGTGGCGGTGACCGTCTTGTTCGCGGGCATGGCCGTCCAGGTCTTGTCGACCTGCTGGCCGGGAATGAGGCCGTTCTCGATGACGCCGACCTTGTACTTGAGGATGGGGGTGTCAGCGACGGCGCCGGCGATGGTGAGGACGTTGCCTGCACCGGCGGTGACGATCAGCGCGTTCAGACCGTTGCCAGCGGCGTCGATGGCAAAGTCGAGCGCGGTGGGCGGGGCGACGTTGTTATAGCTGACAATGACAAAATCTTCGTCGATCATGGGCGAGCCGTCATAGCGGGCCGTAGCCTTGAAAACGGTCTTGTCCTGGATAAAGAGCGGCAGATCGCTCTGGCCGAAGCGTCCGCCCTGGCGCTCGGCGACCTTATAGGCGCGCAGGCTGCCGCCGGCGATGACGTAGTCGGGCATGAATTCCTCGGTCTCGATCACGCCGCCGATGATCGGCATGGTGTTGTTCATGCCGGCGACGATAGCCGCAGCGGAGTCGATGCCGAGAGAGCGGACCAGGATGTCGATCTTGGTCGCCTCGTTCATGATCCAGACGCGCTCGCCGTTGGTATAGCGCGTCTTGGCCTTGGCCAGCGCCTGCAGCAGCGGCGTGAAGAAGTCCGCGCCGCGCGCGGCGGTCAGGTTGAGCGTGAGCACGTTGGTGCTGTGATAGTCCGCCCACGGGCGGCGGTTGTCGCCCCAGTCCTCGGGCTCGGCGGTCTGCGCAAGGCGCGTGACAAAGCCCAGCGGCATCTTGCTGGCGCGGCCTTTGCCGAAGGGGATCGCCTTATCGGTTGCGAGACCGACGCTCTGGCCGAGCATGTAGAGGATCTCCTCGCCGAGGGCGATGTTGTCAGTGTCCTCGAGCAGATAGTTGTCGATCGCCACATAGCCGCCGACCTTGAAGCCGTCCATCTCGAGCTCGTGGAGCGTGAAGTTCAGCTCGTTGAGAGCTCCCTTCATCTCCATCCAGACGCCCTCTGGGACCTCGCCCATCACAGGGTGGCGGGACGTGCCGTGCACCTGCTGAAGCGTGACGTGCTTGAGGAGCTTGGAGTACTCGTTGATGTTGTCACGCAGCACGTCCATGATCTCGTCAGGAATCATCAACTCCGCGCCGGTGACGCTGCGGCTCTGGCCGGGCTTGGTGCCGAGCTTGCTGCGGACGCGGCCGAGGAAGTCGGCAACGGCGGGCAGCGCATAAAATGCGTCACGCTGAGCGCGGGAGGAGAAGCAGCGGCTGCGGCAGTTGAAGCCGCGGGACTCAACCGCGGCGCTGCGGCGGGCGCGGCCGGGGTTGGAGCTGCGGGTGGAGGAGGCAGCGGCAGCACTGCGGGCGGCGCCGTCGGTGGCATCATCGTCGCCGGCATCGTCGGCGGTGTCGGCGCCTTCGAGCTCGTCGAGCTGCGCCTGGATCTCGTCGAGCTTGTCGAGCGCCTCGGCGATCTGATCGTCGACCGCGGTCATGGCGTCGGTGTTCTCCTCGACGGCCTTGGTCAGCTCATCGGTGATCTCGTCGGCACCCTCGACCTGGCGCTTGAGCTTGGCCTCGGTGTCGGCGAGCTGCTTGCGCTGCGCGCGCAGGCTCTTGATCTTAGCGTTGAGAGAGGTACGCTGCTTCTGCAGCAAGAGTGCTTTAAGCATGGTGTTTCAGTCTCCTTAACAGTTTATTTTTCCGGGTCTGAAGCGCCTGGCGCTCGAGCTCGGCGGCTGCGCGGCCGCGGGCAGAAACGCAGGTCTGTTCATACGCCGGGAAGGTGCACACGCTGACCTCCCAGAGCTTGGAGATGCCGAGGATCTTGCGCCGGGTGCGTCCATCCGGGAGATCCTCATACTCGACCCTGTCCTCGTCAAAGCCAAAGCTCGCCTGGTCGACGTCACCCCGCTGGATGCGGGAATAAAGGTTCATGGCGTCGGTGTCGGCGACGTTGAGCTGGACACTGGCCCAGAGGCCGATCTCGTCTATCTGAAATGTGAGCGTGTTCGCGGTAGAGCGCCCCAGCACCAGGTGGGGCAGGTGATCGATGAGGGCGCGCACGTCGGACATGTCCGCGCCGTCAAAGGCATGACGGTCGACGATCTCTTCAAAGTAATCGTCGATGATATAGGGCTGGTCGAAGACGACAAAATAGCCCTCGATCACGGGCGGCTCGCCGTCGGCACGGGTCTTGAAATCGGTGCGCCGGGCGCGCGTGAGAATATCAGGCGTCGGATGCTTCATTGGCTGTGCCCTCCTTTGGGATGAGTTTTTTCTGATTGCCGGCCATGTCGGTCGGGATGTAGTTCTCGAGGCGCGTGAACTCGGTGAGTCCAGCGGGGTCGCGGTAGGCATCCTCGCGCACCTCGTCGCCGTTGAGATAGCCGCGGTCGGCCATCGAGAGGTCCATGTCGATCAGTGCCTGCAGATCGTAGGCGTAGAGCCGGCGGCGGTTGAACTGAAAATAGAGCTGCTCAGAGCGCAGCAGCTTGAGCGTCAGCTCCTGCTCGATGCCGACGCAGATCGGCTCGATGACGGTTTTAATAAAATTGTTGTACTCCGCCTCGCTGAACTGGCCGAGGCCGAGCAGAAACAGCGGCACGCCGAAGATCGCGGCCACGGTTTTTTTGTCAAGCTCCACCGTGTCCCGGATCGCGAGATCCGTGAGCGTCAGCGGCTTGATCTGCTGAACCTTGACGAATCCCTCGGGCAAGATCCAGGGCTGACCCGGTTCGTTGTCCTCGATATAGTCGCGCCGGAATTTGTCGCGGGCGGCCTTGCCGGTTAGATCCGCGTCAGAGTCGACCGAGATCACGACAGGCGGCTTATAATTGGGATTGCTCAGCGCCGCCTTGATCTGATCGGCGCGCAGCAGATTGTCGGCCACGGCCTGCGCCTGCACCCGGAGCCCGCGGCCGCGCCACGGCTCGTCCGGGTCGGCGAAGAGCCTGAAGTGCAGCACCTCGTCCGAGGCGTAGCTGCGGTTTTTCCACAGCACGGCGTAGTTCCCGGCCTCCGTGTCCGACTGGATCGACGCGCCGGGCATCGGCCGCAGCGCTGCGATCTCGCCGCCGCGCATGGTCGGCAGCACAAAGGCGTTGCCGTCGCCGGGGCCGAGCAGCTGCGCCACGATCCAGCTCATCCACTGCTGGCGCGTGGACACGTTCGGCCAGGGGTCGATATCCACCAGGCGGCTCAGGCGGTTCTTTTGCCGCCGGTCGCCCTTGCGGTTGTCGCTCTCCATCAGGTAGATCGTCGCCGAGGAGATGATCGCCGCCATGCGGTTGATACAGCTGCTGACCTCCGGCGCGTCGATCAGCCGGTGGTAACCGGAGGGCAGATCGCCGTCGGTGCTGATGTAATAGCCGAGCAGCGTCGTATAAGGGCGGCTCCGCGCGGGACGCGCGCGGGGCTTTACAGTTTGAGGCATAGGGGTCTGTCTCCTTTCGTCGGCGTTCGTGCCCACTGTGGGCACAGGGGTTATTCGTTTTCAAGGAAAATATTAATCTGCGCCGCGTGGCGGGCGAAGCGGTCTTCCTCGAGGTCAAAATAAACTTTATCAATCTCGCAGCCGACAAAATCCAGGTCGGCGTCCCAGGCGGCGATCCGGCTGGATCCGGAGCCGAGATAAGGGTCGAGGATTTTGCAACCGGGTGAAAGACAAGCAAGCCGATAGAGCCAGGAATACAGCGCAACGGGCTTTTGCGTAGCGTGTATGCGGATTTCTTTTTGCTTCATATTTTCCTGAAGCATGCCGTTCCACTTAAATTCAAAAATACGAGACTGCCCAGGCATATTCGTCCATGCGATCTCGCAGTCAGCCTGGTCCATTCCGCGCCGTTTCTTGTCCCACACGATCATGCAGGACGCAGCGCCCAAATAATCAAGGAAGAAATTGCCGCCCCATATAATCAGATTCTTGCTTACACGCTGCATTTCCCTGAATGAATCTGCGTTCGGCGGAGAACTGTCATCGAACACTGGGTAAAATTTCAGATTCGCCTTCGAGGACTTGCTTTCACCTGTGATCGTCGCCGTTTGTATCCCGTCCTTATCAGCGCTTCCGTGCTTTGCTCGGTGTCGACCGGTGACATTTATTCCATACGGCGGATCAGCACAGCACAGGTCAAAGTAATTATCCGGGTATCGGGCCATGACTGCCATGCAGTCTTCATTGAAGGTGATAGATTCAGGCATTGTCACTAAACCATGCGCCTGCGGATTTGAGGCGCTGCTCGTCCGCCAGCATTCTGATGACCGCAAAGACCGAGGCGTCGAACAGGTCAATGCGGGATGTTTCGTTGATTTTGTCATAGACGACCACGTCGTCCGTCTTTTCCCGGCCGCGCACGTTCGAGATGCAGTACTCATAAGGCTCAGCGTGAAAGTAGTACAGGCAGCCGACCTTAGCCTTGTGCTCGATGTAGCGCAGGCCCTCGCTCTTACTGATCGCCAGCTGGGGCTGATCCACGAT